CCATAGTAACTCGGAGTCAGCTTACCAGCCGAATATAAATCCTCGGCTCGTTTAAACCCAGTCTCTAGGTAGGGCTTCTGCTGCTCCCACGGTTCTGTTCTTGTTGTTTGTACTTTTGATCCACCGGACATAGCGTTCTCCTACTTTGGGATTAGCTGTAAACCAACTAACATGTGTTCTACTACCCTACCATCTACAGTTCGCCTGTCTCCAACTTGACCTGGAAAATATGGGAAGTATTCATACTTATCTATATCTGATTCGTAACCAGTTGTCGTCCAACCAGCATCATTATCCCAAGACCATCTTGGATAAACATACTTGTATCCTTCTACATCAGGCATAGGTAGTCCAGCAGAACCTACGCTAACTCTCGCGCCACCAGTATCTGTTGTATCGCCCAAAGATATGGGAGTATCAGTTGGCTTAGGGGGTAGAACCCTACTAGGGTTATGCTGCCCATAATTAAGCCAATGCGCCTTACCCCAATCCTGTATGTTCTGTGATCCAGTTTGATTCGGGTCTTGGAATGCAGCCATTAAACCCGGATAACTTCTAACATAGTTACCATACTGGGTACCACCTATAAAAGTAGGTGATGCAGTAGGTACTGGTAAAGGGTTGGCATTCGGCACATAGTTTAGAATACCGGGCAATGCAGACCTAGCCTGTGCTGGCTGTGACCAAGGGCTATAATCTACTGGATCAATACCCGCTGCTGTAGGTTGTGTAATAGGTGCTACCGCCATTATTGCATCCTCTGTTTTAAGTCTTTCGTAATAATATCATAAGAGTGTTTCCAGTCTTTTAGTTTTCTTGTCATGCCTTTTCTTGTCCACGCTTCAAGGGATGAGCAGCCATGCCTTATCGCATAGCCTTCTAGCATGGGAAGGAAATCATACCATAGACTCATATCCTTACCTGCTAATGTTATTATCCTGACTATCTTCTTCCTTGGGTATTGGATAATCTCTGTTACCATAGAAGCTATAACATCCTTATCCTTTAATGCTACCCATAATCTCAGATCAGCAGAGTCAAGATGTTTCTTTATATCCTCTGGCATGAGTTCACCCTCAGCATGACACAATGCTTTCTCTATTAGGGGTACAACATCACCCCATACCATGTCTATATCTTCTGCTTCTACTAAAGCTACCTTACATGAAGGTGCTGCTATAGTTTCAGGTTCAAGTTGCGCTACAGTTTTGCCCATGCTGTTCCGTTATGCCAGTAAATTCCTTCCCCGGTTCCACCCGGATTCCAGTCGGTACCATCTGCGTATCTTATGTCACCTTTGCGTGGTCTGCTTGGTTCTGCGTGGGTGGGTTCCAGCCTGAATATGGATTGGTTTAACAGGATGTCGCCAAGTCTTTTGAGTTCTGTAACAACATAACCACCAAGATCATCTACCTGTTCTGGAAGAGGACCGGGTTCATATCTTGTTACACTCTTTTCTACCCTGTCGGCGTAGGTCGCCATTAGTAACTCCTTGAGCCACGCTTACCTACATTGTCAACCTCTATAGAATAACCATCTAACTCCCAGTTCATATCCGTAGTAGACTCAAAGCGTACAGCATATAACTTCCCAGTGCCTCTAACAGATACTTTAGACTGGGTATTAGGATCAAATGAGACAGGAGCGTTCCATGATATACCACCTTCCGTGGACATCTGGGTACCCAGGTACACATTTATACTGTCTGAACCACTAATAGACATCTTGGGCCAGATGGAACTGATACGCTTAACTGTAGTGTGGTCTGGTTGGCCTTGACCATTCATAGTTAAACCAGTTCTTTCGATATAAGATACCATATTAGTGGTATCTTCCTGGTTACCTGACCCATCTCTATACAGTTTAGTATTGCTTGGATCAGCAAAGAGTAGAACCTTATCCTGTAGGTCATAACTCATCGTCCACGGACCAGTTGTACCTGCCCAAGTAGTGGTGGTACTCGCCCAAGTCGTGGATGTTGTTGGGTTTCCTACGTTACCGTAACCAATGTGGGCAAGATCAGGTAAGTCTCTTATCGTAAATGTATTAGTAATATAATTCCATACGATAGCTTTGTTAGGGTGGTTGGTCAAGGCACCGTCAGCCGTGAAACAGAATAATATCTCAGTCCTGCCATAGTCGGCAGCAACAAAACACTTGTTGATCTGCGCGCCATCTATTTCTGTAAACACATATTCCTTTAGTTTCTGGGGGAGTATGGGTTTAAGTCTCTGACCATCATTGATATAGAAGTTACCTTTACCAAAGATAGCATGACCACCATCAAACTCAGCTACACAGTTCTTTGCTATCGCTCCAATGGTAGGAGATAGCTGTCTGAATGAGAATATGAAAGGGGTTCCCACGAAACTCATAGAGTATGTGGCATCCTCTTTATAGATCATAAACGTATCTCTTAACTGAAGACCGTCTAGGATATCGCCTTTTGTGTCAGCTAATTCAAACTCACCAGCATCGACCGTACTGGTCGTTTCATTCCATGAGGATGGGACACCCTGTATACCAGCCTCTGTACTCCACTTGACAACTCTAGGGTAAGACACACCAGCCCTCGTTATATTAAGAGCGACCAAGAAGGACCGGAAAGCGCGCATAGATTTAGTATATACGGTAACGTATACAGCTGCATCGTCATCATGTGCTGCTGCGGTTGTACTATTTGCACCTCTAGTGCAGGTTGTAAATGTAGTATCGGTCTTCCCAGTATACGATATATCCTCAGAATCTATTGTTACGGTACCAGATGTTGGGAAATCTTCAGTAGAGTCCACAGTAACTGTTGTGGCTGAACTATTTAACGCACCGTTAAGAGCAGTAAGGCTGGGCCAGTTAGTCAAATCCTGCATCTTTGTATTAGATAAAGGAACACCATCGGTCAGTTCCCAGAACTGTGGTTTATCAACATTATTAGTCATCACTAGGACACCACCTATGATAGTGGATGTCCAGTTCTCATCTGCTGTAGCTGAATACGCACCAGATGTACGGGTGATATTATACCACTTGGTTGCTCTATTTACCGTGGAATCATCATCATGTGAGGCAGCAGTGGTACTATCTGCTCCTCTGGTACACCCGGTAAATGTAGTAGAAGTCTTACCAGTATAGCTTATATTCTCCGCACCTACGGTAATAGTACCTATAGACTCAAAATCAGCTGTACTGTCTACTGTAACTGTAGTAACACTGGAATTTATCGCACCATTAAGTAAAGTAGACAAGCTGGTATTATCATAAGTATAGATAGCTGCTAACCCAGCAACAACCCAAAACTCAGGAGTACCAAGAGTCAACTGTATAATATGGTAAGGTGCGACAGGACAGGTTTTCATCACCTCGGCATAGCCGGGTGTCTTCTTTATAGAGCCTTCATCTGTCTTTATGTTATTGCCATCACTCCAGACATTAGGGGGTAGCTGCCAGGGGTTCTGATCCTTGACGATGCCATACTGCCCTACATTATCTACCGGAACGAGTGCCATTTACTTTGGTAACGATTCTTTTAGTTGGGCCATGAATACTGATTTAGCCGCATTTAGCTGAACCAATTTCATTTGCAAAGTATTAACTTCACCGTTCAACTGGGCGATATGACTGATCGCAACTTTAGCCTCGTCTACTAACGAATCAAACTCGTACTCTGACCCATCAATGCTTACTACATTCTGAGGCACTTTTTCCTTCTTTTTTGCTTTAGGCATTGTATGCTTTCCCCGAGACAATAGCTGCATTAACCGCAGTCATGTCTTCGCTAGTCCAGTAGTCTCTCGTCAACATCAATTCAAGATGCTCTACATTTCTATCTACGCAAGCATTTTTTTCGTCTGCGCTTTCATCTGCCATTTGTGTTCCAGCGATAACAGCATCAATAAGGTCAACACTATGACCCATAGCTGTGTAATGTTGCGCTATCTGCGCGGCTGTTTCTACCATTTTTACTAACTCCCTAATTGCGCCTTCAGAGATTCAACCTCTTCAGACAGTTGTTTAACTGCATTGACCAGAATTGGAACAATGAGTTCGTATTTGATCCCTAGCGCAGTATCATCTTCATTGGTATTTACTACTAATTCATCATCTTTGTTATTTGAATAACCAATACTCTGTTCTATTTCTTGAACTTCTTGCGCGAGAAACCCTATGTAAAGTTTTTCTCTTTTCTTTGTTCCATCTGGAACTACATTAAGTTTATCTGCTCTTGTAGGATGTGGACCCGTATACCATGATCTCCTGTCCCACCTATAAGACACGGGGCGCATCTGTTTTATAAAATCTAATCCGTAATCAAAGTTTTCTATATCTGTTTTATCCCTTTCGTCAGAAGAAGAAATACTGGTTTGAACGCAATATAAGGACGCCAAATTATCATCACCAATACAAGCAATATCATTTCCCGTTGTAACATTACCAGCGGGAGAATTTGCCCTTAATGCGTCACCGCCTAGACCAATATTCCTATAACCCGTGGTTACACCATATCCAGCCGCTCTCCCTAAAAGAGTATTGTTATACCCAGAAGTTAATCCAAATCCAGTAGCATAACCAATAGATACATTGTCATTACCTGTTGTATTAGAGGTTAAGGCACCGTAACCAACAGCTACATTATTATTTGCTGTTGTATTTGCGTCCAAAGCAGCCCCGCCAAAAGCACAGTTGTACGAGCCAGTGGTATGAACTTGCAATGCACCAGCACCCATCGCTACATTATCAGACCCGGTAGTACACGTTAGTAGGCAATTTCTTCCCACAGCAACATTGCCTCCACCAGTAGTGTTAGCCCCTAATGCGTGATCCCCAACCGCAACATTACTCGCTCCTGTGGTATTAGCGTCTAATGCGTTTGCTCCTATAGCAGTAATCCTATCACCAGTAGTAGTAGATGATCCCGCAGACGCACCTATTGCTGTAAAGCTAGTAGCGGTCGTAACAGCCGCACCCGCACCATTACCAACAGCAACATTACTACCGGCTGTGGTGAGAGCGCCTAATGCACTACTACCTATGGCAATATTGGATGACCCTATAGTATTAGCATCTAATGATTGATAACCAACTGCCACATTACCCCCCCCGGTAGTATTGGCAAACAGAGCATGATCTCCTAATGCTGTATTTGAAGCGCCGCTTGTATTAGACTGCATAGCATAGGAACCAATAGCGGTATTTTCTGCGCCAGTGGTAGCATACAATGCAGACCAACCCATAGCAGTATTATCATTTGCACTTACAACAGCCGGAGCAGCTGCCCACCCAACCGCCGTATTCCTAGTGCCGGTGGTATTCGCACTGAGCGCTCCTTGTCCTATAGCAACATTATCATCACCAGTTGTAATGGCATCTAAAGCAGTAAGACCAACCGCAACATTATTACTCGCAGTATCTGTAGTTGAGGAAGGATCATTACCCAGCCAGATAGAATTGTTTTCTACTAGGGCATCTGATAAATCGTCTATATCTGATGCACCACCTGATGCTGCGGCCCATACTGGGTTTGCACTGGCACCCTGAGTCTTCAGGAAGTGGCCATCTGTTCCAGCAGCAAGTCTTACATAGTTAGTGCCGTTATAATACATAACATCGCCTTGAGCATCAGACCCAAGGGCAATCATGGTTCCATCTACTGAGTTAGCGGCAATTGTTACCGCTCCAGTGTTGGCCATTGTAACGTCGCCACTTAACGCAGCAGCGGTGAATCCAGTGCCATCACCTATAAGTATCTGTGTATCTGCCACAGTCTTGTTAGATGGTGCGCCAGTAGAGTTCGCATCCCTGACTTTAACTGTGTTGGCTTCCATATCTGCGACACCAGCAGCAGCCCATTCGGGTGCGGTTGCACCAGAGTTCATAGTAAGAACCTGAGATGCACTACCCTTGGCTAGTCTTGCGTAGTCAGTGCCGTTAAAGTACAGTGTATCACCAGCAGCATCCGAACCCATACGCATACTGTCACCAGCTACATACTGCCAATCCAGTCCATTAGTAGCGGATGAGTTAGCTGTAATAACTTTGTTGTTCGTGCCTACACCAAGTCTAGTCTCTGAGTCTACCGTGTTATAGACAAGAAGATCACCCTTCGTTGTAAGTTTATCGTCACCAACCACAGACACCATCTGCCATTCGTTAGAGGCAGTGGAATATTTCATGTACTGGTCATTTGTCGGCGCAGTGGAACTGACTGTCTGGCCTTGTATCTTGGTTACTGTCACAACACCAGCGTTTGTCATTGAGATATCGCTGGATGGTGCAGCAGCGGTAAAGCCTGTACCATCGCCAATCAGTAGTTCGCCATCTCCTACTGCTTTATCAGATGGAACACCGGAAGAGTTAGCATCACGTACCTTTACCGTATTGGCAGCCATGTTAGCCAGTTCAGCATTGGCTACGCCTGCATCTTTTATCGTTACCGCGCCTGAAGATACAGAGAAGTTATCAGAATGAAATGATGCTACACCTTTGTTTGATGTAGATGCATCTTCACCTGCGATTGTGAGCGTCGTGCTAGTCGCTGAAGTATCAATACCTTCGCCACCAGCAATAGTAAGACTTTCTGAATCGAGATCAATGTCAATAGTACCACTGTCAGAGATAACATCCAAGTCCTGAGCAGTAACTTGTGAGTCAACATATGCTTTTATAGACTGCTGAGTAGAAAGTTTAACCGCCGAATCAGAGGCCATGTCATCTTCATCTTTAATACCAGTAACTGTCGCGCCATCTGCTGCTATATTTACACTGCTGAACACACCAGTAGATGCGGTTGAAGCACCAATAGTTGTACCATCTATGGTACCTGCGTTTATATCTACCGAGTTGGATGTCTCTGGATTAACAGCTAAAGTAATCCACGCATCGTTAGCTTGGTTTCTTATCTTGAGTAAGTTGTTAGTTGTGTCCAGCCACAAAAGACCCATTGCTCTGGCAGCATGACCAGATGCACTCGTATCTACGGTAGGTGCAGATGATTTAGCTATAAGAACTTGTACTGCCTGATCCGGCCCGACACTATCTGTTCCTACTGGAAAATTCTGTTTGAGAATTTTCTTGATTAGTTGCAGATGATCGTCACCTTCTGAAACATTGTCAGAAGATACCGGGTTTGTCTTTACAAGGCTGCTTATATAATTTCCTGTTTCTAGTGCCATGCCTTATTCCTCAAAAGTATCCTGAAGTATTCATCACTCTCATTTCTGAGCCTGAATGTCTATCTTTATCGTCTTGCTGTTGCAGATCATTTATAACCTGGCGTACACCTCTCTCCCATAGCGGTACTCGCTCATCATTCATCAGGAATGGTTCTGCCTGTAGTAACGTACCATACAGGTAGAGATCAGGTGCGTTTAATATCAGCCAGTTTGTTGGTGTATTATCAGCAAGTGCATCAAATGACTTATAGTAGGTCATACTATAGCTATAAGCATCATCAGGAGTAGGACCAAAGAGTATATTATCACCAACTATAGTGTAACTGTTCGGCTTACCACTGGTACTTCCAGCCCTTATCCTGTACATTATCTCTGGGGTAATGTATGCCAAGGAAACTACAGGACTGGTAGCGAGATGTATCTCCCTCATCTGGAGATAACCAGTAGGGAGTGCATCCTCTTTCGATCCACTTGGTGTCGTATCGGCTACGGTAGTCTCCATAGCACGAAGTCGCAACACCCTGTTGAATGTTGCCTCTGCTAAGGACACAAACTCCGGTATCCGATCAGTCAGGTCATCCCTGTCTAACCAGTTAGCTACAGCAGTCTGTAAAGTGCTGTAAGTGTTTATAGCCATTATCTGCTCAGTTCAGTAATATAAACCGATGCTGTGCCTGATCCAGTAATCGCTGCACACTTATCCGCCTCACTTACACGAAACCAGTACGGAGTGCCAGCAGCTATGTAAGTTGAAGAAGTCGCTGCCGTTGGCGTTGTGTCAAATGCAACAAAACATGCAGCGGTAGCTGTTACCATAACGGTCTGTATTTGAGTTGCAAACGCAGATGTTCTGGTCGCGCCACTGGTTGTGGTCGCAGATAGCGTATGCGTAGTTAGCGGATGCCAAACATTACTAATGTCAATCATATCATTCACCTATATGTTGGTGGGTGCTGTCTTAAAATATTTAAAATCCGGGTTATTAAGATAAGCAGCTAACAGCTTCGGGTCTTTTTGAATCTCGCCATTAGTCTCCTTTATCCACTTTTCCCAGATTGTTGCGGGGATTGAAGCTGCATGGTGCCACTCGCCATGCTTTCCCTTGGAGAGTTTATCTCCATAATCATTAAACTTTCGTTTGTTCTGATCCAATAAAGGTGTGGCGTCTTCCCTGGTATTGAATATGAAAGTACCTTCTATATCATCAAAGTGCATATCGGTCTGACGACCATGATTTGTTTCTAAAAGATGTTTACTTGACATAGCCAATACCCCCTACTTTGGGCGCGCCATCTAAAGGATCGTGATCTATATACGCCTTCTTTAGCCAACCCATAGCATCTGTAGGTTCTTTAGGTTTAGGGCTAGCTTTAGGAAGTTTACCTTTCATCATCTTCTTAGCTGCCTTTTCCAGTTCTTTATCTTTCATTCATGCTCCATTAAGACTTACTGCTATCTTATTTACCAAGTTGAAGTTACCAGATACACTTATACGTTCCTTGTCTACCCAGAATGGGTGTACCATGTGATCCAAAGTAGCTGGAAATAACAGTATAAGGTTATTCTCAGGTACTACATTCCACATACTTACACTCAAAGGACTGATAGATTCACCATATTTGAATATTATATGTCCTGCATCCTGTACATTAGACTTTACCTGTACGGTAAATATCTCTGGTGGTACATCTAAATATATAACAAACGAAACTATACCGCTATGCTGATGTGGTGGATTGTGGTCAAACATTCTCTGGAAGTTTATCCATAAACTGCTTATACCTATGTCTATGTCACCACCACCGGGGGCAAAGTTGATACGCTTTTCCCCATAATGATGTACCATAAAGTCAAACCATTGAAACAAATACTTCAATAGTTGAGGGTATACTTCCTCTGTGTACGAATCATTATACTCGTATGATCCACCATTGTACATATTACCAGCAAGTTTTTCTCTGTAGTCGTGATCCTCATCTCTTATCTTCCGCCCTTCTGATAAGAGGGAATCCCTCAGTTCGTCAGATATAAAGTTTTGGTATATACACGGCCCAAATGGAAAGACTACTTTTCCGCCATATTCGTCCTGAATATTAGGACAGTTAGTTTCAAGTTCTTTCATAAAGTCGGAGGGTGGGTTTCCCCACCCCCCTCATTTACCTTACGCTTTACAGTCGGCGAGGATACCGCTGGACTTCTCGTTTTTGGAAACGAGACCAGCTTCGTACAGAAGCATCTGTTTGGTTGAGTCACCAGTTTTGGCGAGATCAACAACAGTCCAGTCTCTGAGGACCGACAGCCCCCAGAAATCCATGTCTAGGAAAAAGACATGTTCGGTACTATCCAGGTTACGATCTGCAACTATCTTGAACGTACCAAAGTCGGATACGTAGACATCCACTGCGTTTACCGCTGTGGCAGGTCCAGCACTCTTGACATTGTTACGGATAGCGTAGCCAGGACCAGCATTTGAACTCAAGCCTGAGATCGCCTGCTTGATGGTTCCCGGACACAGGATCATATCTGGGTTACCACCTGCATCAAAGGCATCCAAAATGACGTTCTTGATGCCAGCTTCCGTAATGGAGGCAGTAGCAGTCGCTTCTGTCATCGTGTCCGTGCCAGTACCAGCAGACGCAGCAGGTGAACCGGACGTCGGGTTCATTGATACGTAGTTGGTAGCGATCCAGGATGGTAGTCCAGCAGAGACTCTGGCAGTAGTTGCGTTACCAGCGTTACGAGCAACGTTGGCTGACAACATGTCTTCCCAGTCTCTCTTCATCTGCTTACCACGTTTAGCCAGCTGATAAGCCTGATGTTTGCCGTGACCAGCATAGTTGACCGAGTCATCGGTGCCTGAGGTTTGGACCACGTACCGCGAAATTTGGCAGTAGTTACCCAAACGAGTAGGCAATGCCCTTGCTGTAGCAGCGGGAGAGTCGTCACCTTCTATCTGACGGTTAGCAGCACCAGCAACGATGGTGTCTGTTTGCCATTCAAAGAAAGTATTTTCGGCCTTCTCACGGCTACACCCACTGAAAAATGGGGTATCCATAGGAGCAATATTGTAGATGACATCGGCTAGCTGCTCACGTACTGCTACTGACGAGTAAGTCAGTGATGTGTTTGAGGCAATAGCCATAGTATGTCTCCTCTATTGAGGGTTAAGTAAATCTTCCAGTAACGAGGCTGCGTCATCGACTTTGCCTGTTGACTGTAGACGCTTCATTTTCTCTTTACGTTTGCCCACATTTGCTTCTGACTTCGCTCTCTTAGCCTTTGTAGATACAACCTTCGGCTTATTCTTGACCTTCTTAGCACGAACTTCATGCTGTTTACGAGTCATGTCTTCATAAGCCTTGGCTTGCATAAGTACAAGGATAGAGCGATGATCCACCAGTTGCGACAGTTCTTCCTGAGTATAACCTTTACCTAAGGCAAACTCTGAAAGAGATTTTGCTATCGCTCTCTGTGTATCAGGATTATTCCATTCAGGTAATATACTTACCATCTTGGCATGTTCTTCCTGTAACACCTGCTGGTGCTGCATCTGCATTTCACGCTCTTGATGCTGTTGTGCCTGTTGTGCTTTTGCCTGTAACTCCTGGATACCTTCCTGTGCCTGACGATATTCGTCACGCTTTGTCAGGTACTCCTCTTTGTCCTGGCTTTTTAGCGTTTCCCAGTCAACATTAGCATACTGTTGAAGATGAGCGTAGTTTGTGTCGATAGCTGTAGATAGAGCGTCAACGTATTGAGCACGCATTTGCTGAGTCTGAGCGATTTCCTGCTGCATACCCTGGGCAGCAGCATCCATCTGTCTCTTGTATTCAGCCAGTTGTTGCGTTTTTTGAGTATAATCCTGTTGGCGAGAGTAGCCTTTTATGAGTTCGTCTTCGGAGACTTCCACATCTTGTCCGTTTACCTTTACAGTATAGACTGTGGATTCCGTTTCGTCCTCATCTTCAACTTCTTCTTCCTCGGATTCTTCAGAGTCATCATCAGCAACATCTTCAGATTCTGTTTCTTCGACTTCTTCAGTTTCTTCAGTTGTTTCATCAGATGCCTCTACGTCTTCAGTTTCTTCAGACGGTTGCTCCTCTTGGTCAGGGTTCTCTTTCGAGTCCAGTAATCCAAGGATTGCATCTTGAGCAGCGGTTACACCGCCAGGATCAAGATCGGGGTTTTGCGTTACAGATTGGGGATTCGTTTGAGTATCCGCCATAGTTCTCTCCTATAGTTGATATTCCTCAAGTTTCTTCGCCATCTCTCCAGTTTCTACTATACTGGTTAGATGAAGGCGTATCCGCTCAAGGAGTCGTAAGGATAACCAGAGGTTTTCTCTGGCCTCGGTATCGTGGACTCCTGTATGATCCCAGGCATCCATGATATCTTTTGCAAGCGTATCAAACGCTTCGTTAAATAGTTCGTCAGAAAGTAGTGATTTTGCTCTTGCTTCTCTTTGCTCTTTATCCAAGTGCTACACCTCTGCCTTGTTCAGCTTCCAGTTTTAACTCTGCAACTTTAAGTTGCGCGTCGACCTGTGCTTCGGCAGCTTCCTGTTGGATTTTCATTTGTTTTACTTGTATGTCAGCAGCTTTAATCTCTAATTCTTTCTGTTTCAGTTGTAGTTCTGCCTGTTCCATCTGTTCTCTTGGATCAGGCTGGTCTGGAATATTCTCCGGGTTAGTCAGGAAGTCATCAACATTCTGGAAACCCATATTCTTAACAAGGGCTGCTCCCATGTTGTACATGTTCTTCTCATTGACTATTTTGAGTCCACCTCTCATGGCATCTCCGGCAAACTGTAGCATTGTCGTGAGGTGCATAAGCTGTTGATCTCTATTGCCATTTCCTATACCTACGGAAACAGTACAATCCATTTTGTCGCGCCACATATCAGGACGGACAGGAACCCACTTGTTTCTCAGCATTACTACCCGCTGGTGATCCTGATTCTTCAAGACGAGTTCATAAATATTTCTCATTAAATCCTTTACGCCAGTCTCTGCAAAGCATCTTGCAATCAACTCCACCCTTGACTGTGCTGCTGTCATTGTTGCAGCAACAGCAGTAGCTGTAGTATGGGAAGTTAAAGCATTCTCATTCAAACCCTGGCTGAACTTGTTTACGCCACTGCGAGATTCTCTAAGTTTGTCAAGGTAATCAAGCATGGAAAACGATGATTGTTCAAGCTGCGGGGTTGCCAAAGGCATGATAGCATTGGGTGACTTGACTCTTACTATACCACCCGGTCTCTGTGTAAGCAAGTCGTCAAGATTCGCCTGACCTTCAAGGACTGCATATCGACCGAAGTTCTGGTTGTACATGTTGTCCATGAGATTTCGCATCAGAACGCTCTTTATCTTTTGAATATCGACAACAAGATCAGCCACTGATAGACCAAAGAACTTATGCGGAATCTTTATCGGTGTGATACTTACGAATGGAATACTGTCTATCTCTTCGTTAGCCAGAACCTTCTGACCAACTGAGCATACCTTCCTGAGTTCAGCAATACCATCACCATCGTAATCAATCTTCATAAATGATTCGTGCAGCCAGTAGGTAGACAAGGTTTCATCTTCAGATACAGTCGTATTGTCGCCCCATGGTAATCCTTTGGAATCATCATACTGGAATCGGGCAAGTTCATTCTGATAGGTAAAAGAATCTTCACCACTTCCTAAATCCTTGGGATCAAGGTCTTCATCAGGATACATTATCCTCAGTTCAGATAAAGTCTTCAATACTCGATGGCAAGTGAATCTCGCATCCCCTATTGTCTTTGCTTCTCTGGAGATCAGGAACTCTTCGGGTGGTACATTCTCTATCCTTACCTTACCTATGTAAGCCTTTCTTGTAATAACTACATCATGCTTCGCACCGTAGTCATCACTGTAGGCTGTATGTTCCGATACTTCAACATCTGGATTAAGCAGGAGTACATTAAACTCCTGTTCATCAAGTCCTTTGTACTCTTCCCTATTCTGATCTTCGTATTCATCCCACCAGCATTTTACAATACCATTCTTCTGTAGGAGAGCATCCGTAAACCAGGTGTAGAGAATCTCCCAGCCGGGGTTATCCTTGGTAAAGATATAGTTGACATAATCTGTAGCCTGTTCAGCAACCTCAACATCCTCAGGTCCGGTTGGCGCGAACGTAACCATCTCGTCGCCACTGGCAAACACTCTCATCAGAGAAGGCTTGATCCATTCAATGGTGTCCATGACTGAAGAATCCACATACTGGCTTCTGCCATCAACCTCGTTACCCAATGGCATACCATAATAGTATTCCATCGCTGTTTCACGCTGCTCATTGACGGTATCGTTGTACCCAAGAGCGTCAGATATCTCGTTATTGACTCTCTGGATTAGTTCTTCGTCTGATATTTTTTTAGATGATGCCATAATTTCCGTACTTTATGTCGTTTGTCCATGTCGGGTCATTACCAGATACGGCAAATCGCTGTGATTGGAAGGCATAACGTGTCGCAGACATGAGATCATCCCTTAATGCGACTACTTTTCCGCCCTTTCTATGGTACATTCTAAACTCCTCAAACCAGTCTGGGAGCGTAGAAAACACCCTGAATTTGCCATTCTCCATGTCCTGAATCATAGCCATAAGCCCTTCTTCTATACTATTACCACCCTTGTTCTCTCCTAATGCAGGTGGATTAGTGAAATGATCCAGCATTAAGTTACACCCTAGGTTACGATACTGGTCAGCAAGACCAGGATTGCCCATAGAGTCTCGTCTATTGCCATCATGGGGATAAGCAATGGGGATAAAATGAGGTCTACCCCGTATAGTTTGAGCGTGAACTGTGGGCGACGCCTTGGACATTCTATAACAGTCGTAAACATAGAAGGTTTCCTCGTCACGGTCAACAGCACACCAAACAACTGCCGTAGGATGGTCCCATCCGAAGTCTATTGCTGCTATTCTAGGCCAATGATCCTCTATATGGACAGGATCAATCATTAGTTTCTCTTCGTTAATGGGGAATATAAGGCCAGAGCCAATGGATGGTCTGCCATATCGCCTCATTTCCCGTTCGTGAGGACTATAACTGGACAGAATCTGCTGCATGACATCCTCATTAAGATGTCCTTTCTGTCCTGCTTGCGACATTACTGTCTCAGATGCGTCATCCCAGGTAGCATTTACCAACGCCTGACCGGGTTGTAGGTTGTTCATAAAGGACGCAACTGTCTCTGTCATCCCTGCTTCGGGCGTAAAGGTCATATATACCATGCCTCTACGGTCCAGAGTACGGGTAACAGCCTGTGAGTAGATGTCTCGGCTTGGTTCTTCGTCCAACCAGATGCAGTCTACGCTGCGTCCTTGCCATTTCTCTACACC